TTGCACACAATGCAGCATATGACCTTATGTGGGTATGGGAGTCAGGCTTCAAATATGATGGTCCTGTCTTTGATACAATGCTTGGTGAGTATGTGCTGCAACGTGGTATTAAGGAACCTTTATCTCTTGAGGCATGTGCTGAACGATATGAGTTAGACACTAAGAAGCAGAGTACACTCAAGGAGTATTATAAGAAAGGATACAGTACACGTACAATACCACACGATGAATTATGTATGTACCTTAGTGCAGATATTCATGCTACTCAGCAGTTGTGTGATAAACTTATATATAGGCTTAATAAAGAAGACGATGCATCATTGATGCCTACAGTTACACTGACTAATGAAGTAGCTGTATGCCTAGCACGTATATACCAGCGTGGTATCAAGGTAGATAGGAAGGCATTAGATAATGTGCGTCAGGAGTTTGAAGAAGAGAAGCGTCAGTTAATTGATAAACTTCAAGTTCATGTGCGGGATATAATGGGTGACACACCTATCAACCTCAATAGTCCAGAGCAATTGTCTTGGGTTATCTATGGTCGTAAGGTTATAGACAAGCAGTATTGGGCTAGTCAGATTGACCCATACATGGATGATGCAGACTTCCGTAGCCTCATTGCAGGTAATACAGAAAAGCTTTACAAAACAGAAGCTATACAATGTGGCGAGTGTAGAGGTAGCGGTCACATACGTAAGACAAAGATAAATGGTGAGCCGTTTGCTAAGTCTAGTAAGTGTCCTACATGCGGTGGTGCTGGGTATCTATTCAATCCTACATCTACTTATGCTGGCTTTAAGTTCAAGCCACCTACAGCTAAATGGGCTAGTGCTAATGGTTTCAGTACAAGCAAGGGAAACTTACAACTGTTAGAGGCTGGTGCTAAGTCTAAGGGTATGGATAGTGCAGTAGACTTCTTATCTAAGGTACGCAGACTAAGTGCAGTTGATACCTATCTCTCATCATTCGTTGATGGTATAGCTAACTATACTAAGACAGATGATGTACTGCACGTAAGCCTACTACAACACCGCACATCGACAGGTCGTCTGTCAGGTGCTAATCCTAATATGCAGAACATGCCTCGTGGCGGCACGTTTCCTGTTAAGAAAGTATTTGTGTCACGATTCGATGGTGGTAAGATAATGGAAGCTGATATGGCACAGCTTGAGTTTCGCGCCGCCGCATTTTTATCACAGGATGGAGTTGCTATTGAAGAAGTATGTAATGGATTTGATGTACACTCATATACCGCTAAAGTTATTAGTGATGCTGGTCAGCCTACGAGTAGACAGGATGCGAAGGCGCATACGTTTGCTCCACTCTACGGCGCAACAGGATATGGCAGAACAAAAGCGGAAGCAGCATACTATGAACATTTCACAGAAAAGTACAAGGGGGTTGCCGCTTGGCACTCCCGACTGGCTAAAGAAGCTATAGAAACACGTAAGATAACTACACCAAGTGGCAGGGAGTTTTCCTTTCCTGATGTAGTTCGTAATGCTAGTGGTAGAGTGTCTTACTTTACACAAATTAAGAATTACCCTGTGCAATCATTTGCTACAGCAGATATTGTTCCTGTGTCATTATTACACATAGATAAGTTGCTAAAGGGTATGAAATCATGTATAGTAAATTCAGTACACGACAGTATTGTTATTGACGTGCATCCAGATGAAGAAGCTGATGTAATCAATATCATAGAGAGTACTAATGATGTATTGAATGAACTTATAGCGTTACGTTGGGGTGTAGACTTCAATGTACCACTACTATTAGAGGCAAAAATAGGCCCGAATTGGCTTGACGTAAAAGATGTAGCGTGATATAACTATATCTCATTAACTAAATTGGAAGGAGTATCAATATGACACAGTTGACTACAATTAATACCGATGACTATGCAAGTATGGCTAAAGCAATGGGCATCGCTAACGAGAAGACATCTTCTAGTAGCGGCACATTACCTCGCCTAAAGATTAGTCATGCACCTATTATGGGTGAAGCAGATGTGAATGGTAAACGCATGAACATTGAAGTAGTAGAAGGGGGTAACTATAAGCTGGAGATTCCAGATAAAGAACCTATCTTTGCTACAAGCATTAAGATGCGTCCATTCATGCAACGGTTCATGCATAAGCGTTTCATTCAAGGTGACGCAAAGAATCCCGGCAGGTATGTTAAGAGTATCATGGCTGATACACTTGACATTGACTTGAAGGATAATGCTGGTGGTTTTAACTGCGGTAAGCCAGCAGGTTACATCAAGGATTGGGCAGCATTACCTAAAGATACACAAGACGTACTCAAGTCTATTAAACGTGTACGTGCTGTCTTCGGTGAAGTTGAGATGATTAATCCAACTAATGATAAAGGTGAATCAGTAGATGCTGTTACATCATCATTCATTTGGGAGATTGATAATCGTGAAGCATTTAAAGAGATTGGTAATAGCTTTGTGCAACTGGCTAAGATGCAACGTCTTCCTATCCAGCACATCATTACTGCTAATACGGATGTACGCACCATTCCTACAGGGGCAAAGTACTACGTACCTGTAGCATCTCTTGATGTCACTAAGACTGTTAAGTTAACAGACAGTGACCAGACTTTGTTTGCTGACTTCATGTCATGGGTTGATAATTACAACAACTACATAATGAACCAGTGGACAGAGAAAGCTACTGAGCAGATGTCAGACGAAGATATGGATGTTGTCGATGACTTCATTGATATTGAAGTTGATGACGAGGCAGTAGCATAATGCATCATCCTGCTGAACTTGCACTACATCAGTACATGGAAGACGCTGTAAAAGGTGAAACCGAAATGTCAGATGCCACCATACAACAGGTGGCTGATGACGTTGCTGATGCTATGAAGAGACAGTTTGGCAGTGGTAAAAAGCGGGGCGACTTTAGATTAAGAATGTCCAATGTGGGTCGCCCCACTTGCCAACTCTGGTATGATAAGAATAAACCAGATGTAGCATTACCATTCCCAACAACATTCATAATGAACATGATGCTTGGAGACATCGTTGAAGCTGTCTTCAAAGGATTACTAACATCTGCAGGAGTTAAATATGAAGAGCCGGAACACGTTACTTTGGAACTGGATAATGGCGTATCCATTAATGGAACATATGACATCGTTGTTGACGGTGCTGTTGATGACATTAAATCAGCGTCTAATTGGTCCTATACTAACAAGTTTGAATCGTATGATACACTAGCTAAAGGAGATAGCTTTGGGTATGTAGGGCAGCTTGCTGGTTATGCTAAAGCCTCTGGTAAGAAAGTTGGTGGCTGGTGGGTAGTTAATAAAGCTAACGGTGCATTTAAATATGTACCTGCTAGTGGTCTTGACTTGGATACTGAAATAGCTAAGATACAAACAACAACTGATACAGTTAATAACAATAAGTTTGAAAGATGTTTTGAACCTGTACCAGAAACATTTAGAGGAAAGGAAACAGGAAACAGCGTACTTAACAATGGCTGTAAGTTCTGTTCTTATCGCTTTGACTGCTGGGATAATCTAACGGAGCGTCCTGCAGTAATGTCTAAGGCTAAAGTGCCACCGACAACAGCTTACATAGGAGATGTAGTTGTACCATAAGGCGACTAGGGAAGCTAAGAAGTATGGGTATCGTAGTGGGTTAGAGCATAAACTTTCACTTTATCTTGATGAACGTAACATAATCTATGGATACGAAAACATTAAGATTGAGTGGGAAGACCTAGCCTACCGTACCTATACTCCTGACTTTGTATTAGATAACGGTATTATAATTGAGACAAAGGGCCGCTTCATGGCAGCAGACAGGCGCAAGCATATTGCAATAAAGAAGCAACACCCTAAGTTAGATATTAGATTTGTCTTTACTAATAGTAGAAGTAAGACTAGTAAAGGTGCTAAAGGTTCTTATGCAGATTGGTGTATAAAGTATGGTTTTAGATACTATGACCGCATCATTCCAGAGGACTGGTTAAAAGAAAAGGGAAAGAATAAACACAGTTCTTTCATAGAGTTTACTGGCAAGAAAGTAAAAAGGAGATAACATGGATAAGCAAAAGATTATAGACAGCCTAGAAGAAGAAGACTTTGTGATAAGAGTACGCCCCTTTGCAGGAGATGATGGTTCATGGAATGGGGAGATTGATATATCTATTATGGCGTTTGCCGATAACCCTATGGATGATGATGATTATGACCAAGTAATGCACTTCACTAAGATGATGTGTGCTATTGTACCTATTATGGAACAAGAAGAAAGTATTAGAGATTTAGCACACGAATATGTACTAACTATGATTGACAACAAGACTACTATTGATGTAGAACTAGAGGAAGAATGCGGTGTTACAAAAACGTATGACGATAACGTAGTACATCTTAGTTTCAACACAAAGACAAAAGGGAGTGCATAATGAATCAGCTAAGACACGAAGAGTACATGAAGCAAATGTCGATGCAAGAGGATGCATTTGAACAGGCGGGTAAAGAAGCATATGGTAATGTGGACATGGTTAATAGTCCACCACACTACAATGCATCAGGTGTAGAGTGTATTGATGCTATCGCCGCAGCAACAGGTGAAGGCTTTGAATATTCACTACAAGCCAATATTATTAAATATGTGTGGCGTTACAGATACAAAAATGGTACACAGGACTTAGAGAAAGCTAAGTGGTATCTGGATAAGTTAATTACAGAAGTAGAAGGTCTATACGATGGTAAGAGTTAAAGTTTTTATAACACTGGATATAGATGAAGAAGAATACCCCATACCTGCTGATGGGCAGGTTGGGGAAGAGATTGAGGATGGCATACGAGAATACTTCTATGATGTAGACGGTGCTGTAATAAAAACCATTAGAACAATAACGGAGTGATATAGACATGTTAAGTAACCATTTACCAACAGACTACCAGAACTTCATAGCGTTATCACGTTATGCAAGATGGAAAGAAGACGACCAGAGACGTGAGACATGGGGTGAGACAGTCACACGATACTTTGATTATATGACTAAACACCTCAAGAAAAACCACAGATATAAGCTGGAAACTAAGTTGCGTAACGAACTAGAAGAAGCTGTGCTGAACCAAGACATCATGCCTAGCATGAGAGCCTTGATGACATCTGGCCCTGCACTAGACCGTTGCCACGTAGGGGCATTCAACTGTTCATACCTAGCAGTAGATACACCACGTGCATTTGATGAGACTATGTACATCCTAATGTGTGGTACTGGCGTTGGCTTCAGCGTAGAGCGTCATAGCATTGAGAAGCTACCCATTGTTAATGAAGCAATGCATGAGACAGATACAGTAATCAAGGTAGGTGATAGCAGACCCGGATGGGCTGGTGCCTTACGTGAGTTAATCTCTCTGTTGTATGCTGGTCAGATACCTAAGTGGGATGTGTCTGCTGTACGCCCTGCTGGTGAACGACTGAAGACTTTTGGTGGACGTGCCTCTGGCCCAGCACCATTAGAAGAGTTGTTTCAGTTTGTCATACAGAAGTTCAAGGGTGCGGCAGGACGTAGGCTATATCCTATTGAGTGTCACGACATCATGTGTAAGATTGGTGAAGTTGTAGTTGTCGGTGGCGTACGCCGTTCAGCACTCATCAGCTTGTCTAATCTTAATGATGACCAGATGGCACATGCTAAGTCAGGTATGTGGTGGGAGAATGAAGGTCAACGTGCATTGGCTAATAACTCTGTAGCGTACAAGACTAAGCCTGAGATGGGTACATTCATGCGTGAATGGGTGTCACTGTACGAGAGTAAGTCTGGTGAGCGTGGTATCTTCAACCGTGAATCTGCTAAGAAGCAAGCGGCTAAGAATGGTAGACGTGATGTGGAACATGACTTCGGTTGTAACCCTTGTAGTGAAATCATCTTACGTCCTTACCAGTTCTGTAACTTGTCAGAGGTAGTAGCACGTGCAGGTGATACAGAACAGTCACTAGCTACTAAGGTAGGCTTGGCTACAATCTTGGGTACATTCCAATCTACTCTGACAGACTTCAAATACCTGCGTAAGGTATGGCAGAAGAACACAGAGGAAGAGAGGTTGTTGGGTGTATCACTAACAGGCATCATGGACAATGAGATGCTGTCAGGTAACAGTGCTACACTGGGCAAGAACATTGGTGCTACACTTGAACTGCTACGTGAGGTAGCTGTACAGACTAACAAGGGTATGGCTAAGAAGCTAGGTATCCCACAGTCTACAGCAATCACTTGTGTCAAGCCTTCTGGTACTGTTAGTCAATTAGTTGACAGTGCATCAGGCATTCATGCTAGACATAACCCACACTACATTCGTACTGTTCGTGGCGATAACAAAGACCCACTAACACAGTTCTTGATTAGTGAAGGTATCCCAGCAGAGCCTGACGTAATGAAGCCTGACAGCACTACAGTGTTCAGCTTCCCAATGAAGTCACCTAATGCTGCGGTAACACGTACTGAGATGACAGCCATTGAACAGCTTGACTTGTGGCTACTGTACCAGCGTCACTGGTGTGAACACAAACCGTCAGTCACTATCTCTGTCAAGGAGAATGAGTGGATGTCAGTAGGGTCATGGGTGTACGAACACTTCGATGAGGTGTCAGGCATCAGCTTCCTACCATTCAGTGACCACACATACGCACAAGCACCTTACCAAGACTGTACTAAGGAAGAGTACGAAGAGATGCTTGCTACGATGCCGAAGGCAGTGAACTGGAACAAGCTGAGTGACTTTGAGAAGGAAGACACTACGTCAGGTGGACGTGAGTTAGCGTGTACAGCAGGTGTTTGTGAAGTTGTTGACTTGACAGCGGCATGATGGATGGTGTAGATTGGCCTACATGGTGGCAGTGGTGGTTACTAATCGCCATCACTGTCAACACCACTATTAATATTGTAGTGTTCTTTAGACACAGATTTAAACAGAGAAGAGGAGAATAGATATGGAAGAACAGAATAAAGTAACACTAAATGGTAAGGAGTATGACTTCCTTGAACTGGAAGACAACGAACAGTACTTCGTCAACCAACTACGTGACCTCAAGTCTCGCGTTATACAGGCTAAGTTTAACCTAGACCAATTGGTTATGGCTGAGAATGCCTTTACATCAGCCTTGATTACATCTGTAGAGAGTGAGAAAGAAACAGATGAAGGTTGATTTAATTGACAGCATGGGTAGTGACCTCACGGTAGTCAATGCAGCGAGGGTGTCTTTTGACAAGACATCCTCAACGCTTGACGACAAGGACATTAAACTAATTAACTATCTAGCAAATCATAATCACTGGTCTCCTTTTAGCCACTGTTTCTTACAGTTCCGTATTAAGGCACCTATCTTTATAGCTAGACAACTTGGAAAGCATCAGGTAGGATTGTCTTGGAATGAAGTGTCACGTAGGTATGTAGACAGTGAACCTGAGTTTTATGAACCAGAAACATGGA